TACGTTCCTCTGCAAATGGTTCGTGCGATTGACCCGTCTACTTTCCAACCTAAGATTGGATTCAAGACTCGTTACGGTATGATCGCTAACCCATACGTCACTCAGTCTGACGGTACTACTGACGCGGATACATTCACCGCTGACCGTAACCAATACTACCGTTCAGTGAAGGTAACGAACCTGATGTAATAAAAAGAATCCCAAAAGGGACAATTTTAAGGGACTCTACGGAGTCCCTTTTTTTTGGCTTAAATGTAACAAAATCTTAACATAAAACTCCAAGGTCTGCCAATAAATATTATGGATGCAATGTTGCATCGCAACAAGAGTATTTCTCATGGCACTAGAGAAGAGAGAGAAGTGGGGGCTGGTTATCAGCTTCACGATCATTGCTGTGGTAGCAACGATATTTCCTATGCTAGTTATGTCTGCGCCATCTGAACATAATTATAAAGCAAAACAGGATGATTGGGAATACACTTATCGACACAGGGAAGGTGCTTGGCACGTTGAGGTCGGTAATAAGATTGGGCCAATCGAAGTAATGTATCGTTATGCAGACTTGAGAGATACGAGGGAAAATCGTATCAAGTTTACTGGCGAGTTCTTTTCCTATAAGGACTTGACAGTAGAAGGTAGGATGGAGTTTCGGTCATTTGACAAGAAAGAAGATCACTGGCGGTATCGGTTTATCTTTGAGTACACTCCCCATTTGTACGGTAATTGGTATTTGTATGCTAAACTCCAACCACGTTGGGCGTTCAAGGATGCGGGCACCAAGTTTGATTCCAGAGACCAGTTAGGTATTACATACAAACAGGGTAACTGGAAGATCACACCTTTCATTGAACGAAAGGGTACTGAGGGGTGGGACAAAAAAATGACGGTACTTGGTACACATTTTGAGATTGAACTATGATGTAATTTTAAGGGGTGTTTCGGCACCCCCTTTTTTTTATCTGTTATAAATACTAGTATGGCATACACACCAGACATCAATATTGACGAAGGGAACTACTCGGCGCAGACTTCCCAAGAACTTAATTATCTCCGTCCAAACGGATTTAAGTTTCAAGTTCACAACATGCCGAATGTATCTTTCTTTTGTCAAGGGGCAAACATACCAGACGTTAGTATGGGATTCCCTGTGCAACCTACACCACTGGCAGACGTACCATACCCAGGCGAAAAGGTTACATTTGGAGATTTGATCATACGGTTCTTGATTCAAGAGGACATGACAAACTACAAAGAACTTTACAATTGGTTAATTGGGTTGGGGTCTCCAGAAAAGTCTGAACAGTATACAAATTTTGTTGACAAACAAAAATACAGAACTCCATTGGGGTCTGGGTCAGTCAAAGATAAATCTGCTGGGGCAGCTCAGGTGAGTGATGCGAGTCTTTTTGTCTTGGACTCAAATGATAATCCAAACATAGAAATAAAATTCAAAGACATGTTTCCAGTTTCTTTGTCTGGATTAGATTTTGATTTATCCGGCGGCGATTCACCATACTTTGTTGGATTGGCGTCTTTTAAATATAGGATATATACTATTAGTAATCTTTGATTAGGTTTTTATTATGGCAACACTGAACGAACTTCAATCTCAATGGTCTGAAGACTGTAAGATTGACGAACTAGACTTGGGCGGCGAGTCAACTAAAACTCCTGTCCTACATTCAAAATATGTAACTCTCCTTTCAAACTCCAAACTTCAACTCCGCAAGGCAATAGCCGATTTAAAAAGACTTGAAAGTGTCAAGTCAGATTACTATCGCGGCGAATTATCAAGAGAGGAACTTGATAGTCTTGGATGGGAACCGTGGAGAAAAAATGCTGTATTGCGATCTGATATGAGAGACCAGTTAGATAGTGATCCAGATGTTATCAAACAACAAGACAAGGTTTACTACTTAGAAACCACAGTAGATTTTTTAGATCGTGTTCTACGCAGTCTCAACAGCAGAGGGTGGGATATCAAAAATGCCGTCGAGTGGAATAAATTGCAATCAGGTCTTATATGATATGGGTTAAACAAAAAGATAATGTTCATGTCTATGTAGAGGCAGAGGATAGTGTGTGCCGAGAAATTGCAGACTTCTTCACCTTTGAAGTGCCAGGCGCAAAATTTATGCCATCATATAGAAACAGATATTGGGATGGAAAAATTCGTCTGTATAACGTCAACAAACGTGAACTGTACATAGGTCTCATTCCACACTTACTCAAGTTTGCAAAACAACTAGAATACAAAGTTCAAGTTGACATTGATCCAATTGGTGAAAAGATGTCACATGAAGAGGTCACTGAGTTTACTGATGTTCTCAAGTTGCACAGTCAAAAGAAACCAATTCAAATCAGAGACTATCAGAAGCAAGCAGTACACGAAGGAATCAACACTGGTAGAACTTTGTTGTTATCACCTACTGCGAGTGGTAAATCTCTTATCATCTATTCTTTGGTTCGTTATCATCAAGCGCTGGGACGCAAACAATTAATCGTTGTTCCCACTACTTCTCTAGTAGAACAGATGTACGGTGACTTTAGAGATTACTCTACACACAATGGATTTAAGGTTTCAAAATACTGCCATCGTATCTATGGCGGTAAGGAAAAATCAAACGCCGCTGATGTAGTCATCTCTACATGGCAATCCATCTACAAGTTTCCTCAAGATTGGTTTGATCAGTTCGATGTTGTATATGGTGACGAGGCTCATTTATTTAAAGCAAAGTCATTGATGACACTCATGGACAAGTGCAAAAACGCACGATTCAGAATCGGGACTACGGGTACACTAGACGGGACAAAGACACACAAACTGGTGTTAGAAGGCGTATTTGGGCCAGTATATAAAGTTACCTCTACTAAAAAACTGATGGATGACAAACAACTAGCGGATTTGAAAATAGTTTGTATGTTGTTGAAGTACACCGATGAAGAAAGAAAACTTGTATCCAAGATGAACTATCAAGAAGAGATGGACTTCTTGGTTGCACATGAAAAAAGAAACAAAACTATCTCTAATTTGACCGCCGCTCAAAAAGGAAATACTCTGGTTTTGTATCAGTATGTAGAGAAACACGGTGAAGTATTATATAACATGATGAAGAACGACCATACCAATAGAACAATTTACTTTGTTCACGGTGGAACGGAAACAGATCAGAGAGAACAAATTAGGGCGTTGACTGAGAAGTCCGACAATACTATAATCATTGCTTCCTATGGTACTTTTTCTACGGGTATAAATATTAGAAACCTTAATAATGTTGTGTTTGCCTCTCCATCAAAAAGCAGAATTAGGATACTGCAATCCCTCGGTAGAGGCCTAAGGAAAAGTGAAATAAAAACAAAGTGCAATTTGTTTGATATTGGTGATGACCTCTCTTGGAAAGAAAAAAAGAACTACACTCTCAATCATGTCCTAGAAAGGATCAAAATGTATAATGAAGAAAACTTCAACTATAAGGTGGTAAATATCGATGCTAGCTGACGATAGACCAAGTTTAATAAAGTTGGACAATGGTGACAACATTGTTGCCATTATCTTAGAACAAACCGAACAATATATTACAGTTTCTTATCCCCTAGAACTAGTCCGTCAAGAGATAAGTCCCACGATGGAAACTGTTGCCATCAGGCCATGGGCATCTTTTACTGATGATCAAGAAATAGAAATCCGACAACAAAAAATTGTTTCTATTTCAAACTTGAAACAAGAGTATGTTGAAGGATATCTCAAGATGCTATTTCAAGCCACGCAAGAAGAGCTTGAGGTGCCTTTCGATGAAGGACAAGACGCTCGTGATTTAGATGATTGGCTAGACGATGCCGAAGAAAGAATAAATTCTCTAATTGATAAAGACGATATCAAGATACACTAAGCCTAATAAGCCTTTAAGGTCTACAGACCAATTATAATTATTTTCAGAGCACCTGTCAAGGGGGTTTTTGGTATTGACACACGATAGATGTTTGTGTTATTATTCTTGTTATGAATGAAAATAAAATAAAGATTGGCATTGTTGGCCACGGGTTTGTTGGAGGAGCTGTAGATTATGCTTTTACTCACCCAGATATTGAGAAGTTTTATGTTGACCCAAAATATGAAACGACAATGTATGATCTGGTGTCTTGGGGCCCGCACTATACCTTTATCTGTGCCCCCGCGCCCACTATAGATGACGGTGTTGATGTATCAATAATCAAAGATGCAATCGATACATTGACAAGAACCTATAACGGTGGTATTATCGTAAAGTCTACTATACCACCTGACAAAGTAGATGAAATTTGTTTTGACAGTCGTATCGTTTATAACCCAGAGTTTTTGATACAGTCAAATGCAAAAGAACAATTTGTAAATGCACCATATCACATATTAGGTGGAGAAACAGAATTTTGTGAAGCGGTAGAGTTTTTGTATAGGACTTATTCTCTTTGTATTGCTGAAGAATATGTTTATATGTCACCTGCTGAAGCTTCATTTGTAAAGTACGGAGTCAATTCTTTTTTGGCAACCAAAGTAATATTTTTCAACCAACTCTATGATGCGGCAGAAAAATATGGGACGGTAAATACCACCAAAATTATTAATGCTATAGGAAAAGACTCTCGTATAGGTTTGGGTCACACTCGTGTGCCCGGCTATGACGGACAACAGGGATTTGGTGGTGCATGTTTTCCAAAGGATACTGAAGCCTTTGTGAAGTTCGATCAATGTTTAACTCTGTTGAAAAAGTCTATTGATATAAACAAGAGGTATCGTAATGTCTAAAAAAACAACTAACAAACACTATGTCAATAACAAGGAGTTTTTACTTGCTATGACTGATTACCGTGAGAAACGTCTCGCGGCAGAAGAGAAAGGTGACCCCAAACCACAGGTGTCAGAATATATCGGAGAGTGTTTTGTTAAAATTGCCAATCACTTGGCATACAAATCTAATTTTGTAAACTACACTTTCCGTGAAGAGATGATATTAGATGGCATTGAAAATTGTATCACATATATTGATAATTTCAATCCAGAAAAATCAAAAAACCCGTTTGCTTATTTTACACAAATTACCTACTATGCTTTCCTGCGTAGGATTCAAAAAGAAAAGAAACAACTTGACACCAAGTACAAGTATATTCAAAGTTTAGATACGCAATCTTTGTTGGATGATGCCAGCGGCGATGGTATGTCAAATGAATTCATAGAGTATATGAAGAAACAGATTGACGAGGCAGAAAAACACAACGAAAAGTACAAGGAAGAACAATCAAACAAACCAAAACGCAGACCTAAATACCTCAACGACAAAGAGGCAATGGAGTTGGCAAAGGAGAAGGGTGTACTAGAAAAATGACCCTTGACATCCGCAGATTCCTGTGTTACTATTATACCTATCCAAGAAATTATTATGGAGAAATGTGATGAATCTTTTTGCGTTGGATGAAATGCCTGAGCTTGCTGCTCTGTTACACTGCGACAAACATGTTTGCAAGATGATTATTGAGTATGCTCAACTTATGTCTACTGCACACCGTGTGCTAGATGGGTCATTGTATTACGATAAAACCAAGAACGGTAGTAAGATCAAACGATGGCGTCTTGACGATATTGATATGGAAGATGTAGTGTACAAAGCGTCACACATCAACCATCCCTCTGCTATCTGGACAAGAGAAAATGATTCAAACTACACATGGGTTTACACTCTTTGGGTTTCATTGTGTCGTGAGTATACTCATCGATATGGACGTACTCATGAAACGTATCGTAAACTCGCCACGGTCTTGAACAAACTTCCGCAAAATATTCCTGCCGGCGAAAAAACTGAAATTCCACAATGTATGCCAGAAGACGCAAAACGCGATAATGTTGTTGAAGCATATCAAGAATACTATCGCAAGTATAAGTCTGACTTTGCTAAGTGGACTGATCGTGAAGTTCCAGAGTTTATGAATGCTGCATGATTCTATCTAAAGAAGATACAATCTATGCTAGTAAATTAGTTGTCGATTATTTTTCCAAGTTTGGAAGAATTGATGACTACTTTCGTGCCAGAAAGATAGAACGGGTGAAGGCTCTGCCGACACCCCTTTTTGGCATGTCGGTTGAAGATGACATGTTCCAAGAGTGGGAACTCCCCCCAGAAGAAATGAACTTCCAAGTCACTCAAATGAACAATGAAATCTTTGATCAAATGCTGGAGATGACTGCATCATTTTCTCCAGACGAGGCTCCAGGCAAAACCCTCAAGTTGATTGTCAAAGAAACAACCACAAACAAGGCGGTAGGTTTTATCAAGATGGGTTCCCCGCTCATCAACTCCAAACCCCGAAATGACTTCCTTGGTGGTGTGCCTGACCTCGGCATTTTTAACAAACGTGCAATCATGGGATTCAACATTGTTCCAGTGCAACCATTTGGGTTTAATTACTTGGGTGGCAAACTTATGGCTGCAATTTGTTGTTCTCATGATGTGCGTAGGATGCTAGACAAAAAGTATGACACAGAGTTTTGTCTTTTTGAGACAACATCTTTGTATGGAAACATCAAGGGTGCATCGATGTATGACGGTATGAAACCATACCTAAGATATAAAGGTGACACTATGTCATCCTTTTTGTTGACTATGGGCGAAGACATTTACTTCCATCTTAGAGATTGGTTTGAAGAAAAAAATGATGGCGAACCATTGATTCATAAGGGTGCTTCTAGTAGAAAACTAAAGTATCAAACAAAGATGATTCAGATTATCAAGGCATCTTTGAAAGAACATGACACAAAAGGATATGAATTGTTTTGTGATGTCATAAACAAATCAACTGATGTTACAACACAAAAAAGATTCTACATGAGTCAGTATGGATACTCAAACACCCGTGATGTGTTGTTGGGTAAAACAGACAAGTTACAAAAGGCAGAAAACTACGATAGGTTTGAACTACCTGAGATTATCAAGTGGTGGAAAAAACTTGCAACTAAACGCCACAACAACCTCATGTCGGATGGTAGAATCCGCAAAGAGTTGGAAGTGTGGAATCATGATACAATTGATAAGATAGATATTATACGATGAAGATTGGATTTACTTGTGGTGCATTTGATTTACTACACGCTGGACATGTTGTGATGTTAGAAGAGGCAGCCAGTAAATGTGATTGGTTGGTTGTTGGTTTGCAAATTGATCCGAGTGTGGATCGACCAGAAAAAAATGCCCCGATACAAACCATCTACGAAAGATTCTTACAACTTGATGCTTTGAGTTCTGTGAATGAAATTGTTCCTTATTCAAATGAAACTTGTTTGATGGATATTTTATTGACTAAGAATATTGATGTGAGGTTTGTTGGAGAAGACTATAGAGACAAACGATTCACTGGCGACGAACTTGATATACCAGTTGTATATACTAGTCGCAAACATTCTTTTTCCTCTACTGAACTGAGAGATAGAGTAACCAAGGGCGAGATAAGAGAAAAGATTAAAAGATGAAGATTACATGTGCTAGATTGCGGTCAAATGTAAGATACA